ACTTGGGAATCAAACTACCGAATTATTGGATGAATTAATAAATACTTTAAAATCTTTTATGTCCATATGTGAAACTTTAGTAGGAGTACCCCCAGGTGCCCCCGTAGTTCCATTAAATAGTATAGCAGTTACTGTAAAAAATAGTTTAAGTGTAATTCAACGAGATTTAGAAAATATTAAATCTAAAGATAACTTTACAATATAATGGCTATTAATAATCCATATAATAAATCTTCTAAAGACTTTAATGCTATAAAACGAGCAGAAACTCGTGTTAAACGTTCAAGAATACAAAAAGAAAAAGAAAAAAGACAAGAAGAACGACAGCAAAGAAAAGACGATCTAAAAGAAGCAACAGATAATGTAAAAAATAATACTGAACAACCTAAAGGTTTAGCTAAATTTACTCCAATTTTATTGGAAAAAGGATCTCACATAGCAACAACTATGGCTCCTGTTTTATTAGATTTAGCCAATCAAATGTTTTCAGAAGCACAAAACGAAGCACAAAATCAAGCATTAGAGGCTTCAGGAAATTCTTGCCCCTCTCCTGAAGTAAGTCTTAATGTTTTAAACCAATTAAATAATACTATTGATGATTTAAATCAAATTTCTGATTTTATAACTAAAATTACAAAAATAGCCGGAGCAACAACAATAGGTTTATCTACACTCCAATCAGTATCAGTAGCATTAAAATACGCCATTCCTGCAGTTTCTACAGCTGCTAAAACAGTACCATTAATTCCTGGAATAGTAGTATCTGCATTAGACGATTTAGATTGGATTAATAATAATATATTATATAGTAATGATGGGTCTCCTAAATTACCTAAAGTGATAGCAGGAGTAGGAGGAATCACAGCTGCTTCTTCAATAGTTTCCTTAGCTATAAATAAAGTAGTTACTATTATAGAAAGTATAACAAAAAAATTAGAACCTTGTCTTGATGGGATAGAATTAAATGAAGTAGAAGATTTAAAAATTAAATCATTATCTTCTGAAACAAAGGCTTTAGCAGAATTAGGTAACAATGATTTCGATAACCAAAATCCAATAACATATAACGGATTTATTATAGAAATTGAAACAGTTCCTTTTACCCCAACAGTAAATAGATACCAAGCTGTTGGTTATAATACTTATGGAATACCAATGATTAAAGGAGAATTATCATTTTCTTCTAATGCCTTGGTATTAGTAAATGAATTAAAATTTATTATTGATAGAGATAATTTAAAAGCTTACTAATTTAAATATTTATAACATATGAAAACCTCACAATTAAAAACTTTAGTTAAAGAAGCTGTAAAGGAAGCGATCCAAGAGGAGTTGCGTGAAATTTTATTGGAAGCAGTAAAATCACCAAAAGTGGTTACTGAATCTAAAGATACTTATGCCCAACCTCAAGTATCAAACCCAAAACAATTAACATCTGAAGAACGTAGAAATATGTTTTCAGGTATTTTAGGTGAAATGCAACAAGGAGGAACAGCTACTACAGCTTATAATGGAAAATTTAATCCTCAAGGTGTAATGCCCGGAGGAGATTTACCTGCGGGAGAAGTAGGTATGGATCAAATAATGAATATGATTAAATAATGGCAATAATAGTTAATAATAAATTTCCGATTGATACTATAGCAAGGAAAGCTGTAGGAGTGAATATTCCTTTTAATGCTCCTGCTGTATTTCAATCTAATTATGTAACTAGAGATGCAATAAAAAATAACTTAATTAACTTTTTTTCTACTAGAAAGGGAGAAAGGGTATTTAATCCGTTTTTTGGAAGTGCTGTCCAAAATATTTTATTTGAAAATATTGACATTGTTTCATCTCAAACAATTCAACAAGTTATTAAGGATGAATTAGGTCGTTATTTTCCTTTTGTTAATTTAAAAGAACTAACAGTAAATTTTGAAGATAATAGTAATTCATTATTTATTGGAATAACATATGTAGCCGAAAATTTTGGTATAGAAGATGAAATTAATTTAGAATTATAATATGGCACTTAATAGAGATATAAAATATGTAAATAGAGACTTTGGATCTTTAAAAAATAATCTTATTGATTATTCCAAAACATATTTCCCTAACACTTATAATGATTTCACAGAATCATCCCCAGGAATGATGTTTATCGAAATGGCGGCCTATGTAGGTGATGTGTTATCTTTTTATGTAGATAACCAATTCCAAGAAACATTTATGCAATATGCTCGCCAAACTCAAAATTTATACGATTTGGCTTATATGATGGGATATAACCCCAAAGCAACTACAGCTGCAACAACTACTTTAGATATCTATCAACAAGTCCCAGCTAAAACCAGCGGAAGTATTAAAGTTCCTGATTATTCTTACGCCCTTCAAATCCCAGAAAATACTACGGTAACATCAGCACTTTCAGGATCATTGCAATTTCTAATCCAAGATAAGATTGATTTTACATATAGTAGTTCCTTGGACCCTACTGAGGTAACAGTTTATCAAACGGCTGGAGGGGTACCTACTTATTATTTACTTAAAAAACAAAGACAAGCAATATCCGCAACTATTAAGTCTAAATCATATTCTTTTACTTCCCCTATTCCATTTGATACTAGAACATTGGATGATACTAATATTATTGGAATTTTAGATATTACTGATTCAAATGGAGATGAATGGTATGAAGTAGATTACCTAGCTCAAGATGCAGTTTACAACAATATTAAAAATACTAACCCTAATGATCCAAATCTATCATCCGATACAAATATTGCTTATTTATTAAAAATAAAACAAGTCGCTAAACGATTTGCTACAAGATTTTTAAGTAAAACCTCACTCCAATTACAATTTGGTTCAGGTAATTCTAGTGACACAACCGAAGAACTCATCCCAAACCCAAATAACGTAGGTATTGGTTTACCTAATCAACAAAGCAAGTTAACCACTGCATTTTCCCCTACCAATTTTATTTTTACTAATAGTTATGGGATTGCTCCTTCAAATACTACTTTAACCGTTAGATATTTAACTGGAGGGGGGGTAAATTCTAATGTTCAAGCTGAATCTTTAACTAGTTTAGACTTAACTAATGTTAATTTTGTAAATTCAAATATAGCAGACTCAAACTTAGCTCAACAAATATATGGAACTTTGTTAGTCACAAACCCAAACGCTGCTTCAGGAGGATCGGATGGAGATGATATTAATGAAATTAGACAAAATGCTTTAGGTAACTTTCAAAATCAATTAAGAAACGTAACTTTTAATGATTATGTAATTAGAGCATTAAGTTTACCTTCTATTTATGGAACTATTTCTAAAGTATATGCTTCAAAACCAAAAGCATCTACTAATTCTAAAAATACTTTAGATCTATACGTGTTATCTTATAATAATTCTAAACAACTAAACACAGCAACACCTGCATTAAAACAAAATTTATCTACTTATTTGGCTGAATATAAAATGATTAATGATTCTATAGGTATTAAAGATGCTTTTATTATTAATATTGGTATTAACTTTGAAATCATCACCTTACCTTCATCCAATTCAGATGAGGTATTACTAAGATGTATTGAAGCTTTACAAGATACTTTTCTTATTGATAAATGGCAAATTAATCAACCTATTTTGTTAAGAGATTTAAATGTTCTTTTAGACAATATAGATGGAGTACAAACTGTTAAAAAAATTGAAATAATAAATAAAACAGGTTCTGATGAAGGATATTCTGATTATTCTTATGATATAGAAGGAGCTACAACTAATAATGTAATTTATCCTTCAATCGATCCAATGATTTTTGAATTAAAATATCCAACAACAGACATTAAAGGTAAAATAGTACCATTATAATATTATGGCAGTATATAAAATTTTCCCCACAGCAGATGCTACAATGTACTCAATGTACCCTACAATGAACACAGGGTTAGATGAGATCATTGAATCTACTCTTACATCAATAGCCCCAACAGAACCAAATCCTCAAGTTAGTAGATTTTTAGTTAAATTTAATCAAACTGAAATTGAAAACGTAGTTAATAATATTATTAGTGGTTCTGATTGGCAGTCAAATTTGAGATGTTTTATTTCTCAAACAACAGGATTAAAATTAGATACAACATTAGATGTATATGCTGTTTCTAGTTCTTGGGTAATGGGTACGGGAAAATATTTAGATTCCCCTTTAACAACCGATGGAGTTTCA